TTGCCGATGGCTTTGATGCAAACAGTGGCATCTGTTGGGAAAATTTTTACAGTGCTATTGAGGATGTGAAGAAGAAGAACAAGGAGGGGACAAATGGTTAATGTCAAATTAACAATGAACCCAAGTGATTGGATTACCGAAGATGAAATAAACCAAGCGAAAGTTGAGGCGAAGGAAATCTGGGAAAATTTTTGTAATGACCTTGAAGCTTGTGATGGCGAACAAAGTTGGACAGAAATAAAAATTAACGATAAGTTTTTTGATATTGAGTGTTATGACCCTGAGTGTGACAGAGCGGGCCTCAAGCAAGAAATGTACTGCAACCTCTATCCCGCAATACCTACTGTCAATGGTTGGCGCGAGACCGACGGCACCAGAGGGATAAAATTATTTTCAAAAGGAGAGGAAGAAGAAAATGAATGATGACACTTATACGGACTTAATCAAATACAAATATAGTGATGCCCACGGCGGTGCAGTTCATTATTCTCATATTGGTGGTAAAGATTACAAGTGGAATTATGTGGGAAGAAAAAGTGGAAAATATTTTATTGATACTGAAAAACAACCCGAAATTCGCATAGATAAAGTAGGTGTTAGAAATGTTAATAAGATCGTTAAAGAAAAATAAGGAGATAATTAAACTTATTTAGGAGAAGAGTATAAAAGTTTGGGTCAATCCAGTTTTCTTGACCACTAGTTTAATTTTATATAGGATTAGTCCTATATGTTGTATTTCATGTAAGGAGAAAAATATGAACTTTGAAAATAGATGTGTACATTGTGGTGAGGATACCAGCTTTGGATCTGGACGGTTCGTGAACCGAGTACCAGCCGATTCTGATTGTGAGGCTTTGAACAAAGACGGAAAAATTATATTTGAAGCAGGCGAATATCGCGACGGCTATTCTTGTGCTGCGTGCATGGCAATGGAATGTGATCGCTGTGATAAAACTATTCTCTTGGATGAGGACATAACACCTAATGATTGTGGTAACGAGGAAGGCGAGTTTCCAGACGGGGCCTTTCGCGTCCATTACGATTGTTTGACTAAGACTGAAAAATTACATTTTGAGGAGATAAACGGATGAGGACAATTTTGCTTGGAGAGTTTAACAAACAGGATACCAATATCTTGACTCAAGTCATTAACGATCATTTGATAGAGATGGGGGTCAAACCGGCGTCTTTTGCCTTTCACATTGCGGTAGATGTCGATGAGGAGATTAACGATGAATGAATTAGCATCAGCTATAAGTGATTACGAAGATTTTTTCTTAAAACTTTCTGAAATTTCCGCCATCTTGGGGCCATACAACATGATCGACCCTAACACCCGCGCGGACAACCTCGAAGAGGAAATGGATCACGGCTCACGAACCGAAGTCTATTGGAACTGTGGCGCAACCTTTATTTTTGAACCAGAACTTCGGTTTCAAAAAATAACTGAAGTTTGCACCTTGGAGCTTTGTCATTTCTGGGAGGAATGCAGTCGAACCCCAGCCCGTGAAAATCAATTTCTTGAACTGAAGAAATTAAAATATTTGAACTTAATAATAAATCACGGCATCTGGAATGGTGAAATAGTTTTGAAAACCGTGTCTCAAACAAACGGGCGCTAATCGTGTCGGATCAAGAACCACGAAACAAGTCTTTTTTTGCAGAGGACACTTTTGATCAAATTGACGGTTTGGAAATGCTTTTGGACTGGTTAAAAAAATCGCCAACAAAGCTGGAAATCACTTCTATGCAAAACAACCGACTGCACGTTAAATTTTATGTTCAAGAGAGGAAAAAATGATTTTGTTAGAACTAATTGCAAAATTTACCTTGTGGCTGGAGGAAAAACTCCAGCCACCCGAAGTGAAGGAAACTCAACTACGAGAGAAAAAAAGATTACAAAAATTAAGGGAGGAAGCGCAAAAAAGAAGGGAAAAATTTCTCCGTGAAAACGGATTTAAACCTTAAAGCATTACACCTATTATGTATTTTTCAGAAAAAATAAAAAAAATATTTTTGTCGTCAGAAAGGCGTAATGACCGTAATGGCGTAATGCTGTAAGCAAAGACTGCGTTATAGCGTGTCAAAAAAAAATTTAAAATTTTTATGTTTTATTAAAAAACCCTTATGTAGAGCCGTTTTTTGCGTTAGAATACGTTACTTAAACTTACTGTGCAAAATTGGGAGAAATTTTTATGTCACCATTACGGCATCATTACGCCATTACGCCATCCGAGCGCATTGAAATCAGAAAACAGGCAAAAAGAAAACCAAAAGTTAATCCTGCTGACAAACCCTTGACGAGACAACAGGAAAAATTTGCAAAAGAATTAGTGTACAAAGATGGTCAAATTACTATGCGTGAGGCCGCACAAAATGCGGGATATGCGGTAAAATCGGCTCATGTTAGAGCTTCAGAACTCACCAATCCGGAAAAACATCCCCACGTCGTGCGCCGGATAAGGGAACTTCGAGCCGAGGTCGATGCAAAATACGGGATCACATATCAGAGACATTTGCGGGATCTTCAAAACATTCGAGACAAATCACTGCGTGCTGGGGCTTATAGTGCGGCGGTGCAAGCTGAAAAAGCGCGGGGACTTGCTGAAGGAAACATTTACGTTTCAAAAAGTGAGGTCAGGCACGGCACGATTGATAGTATGTCCAAAGAAGAAGTTTTGAAAGCGCTTGACGAAATAAAAAATTCCTACGATCCTGTAACTTATGGAAATTCAGACACTGGTGGGCATCAGCGATCAAAAACGCGAAAGCGCATTTTGGAGACAGATCAAAACGAATCTACCAAAAAAGTGGACAGCGACTCGCATTGAAACGTGGGCAACGAGAGGGGTTCCGGATCTTTTAATTGCAGATCCCACTGGTTCATTGCATTTGATCGAATTGAAAAAAATGTCCGGCCAAAAGGTTCGATTGAGTCCTCATCAGGTCAGCTTTTTGACCCGCCATCGTCACACAAGCGCTTGGATCCTAATTAAAGCCCACAAAGGCCAGCAGAAAAATTATAGGATCCTGCTATTCCAAGCTTGTCAGGCCCGTGATCTTTTTTCAAAGAAACTTGATCAGGTTCCAGCATCTTTTGTCTTGGAAAAAAAACCGTTTAATTGGTCGCTTTTATTTGAAAAAATTAAAAACGGCTAAAAAACTTGCACCGATATAAGATATCGCGTATAAATACAGCTGGGGGACAAATAACCCCGCGTTTTAAACTAAAAGGAGATTGCAAAATGCACGGACTAAATTATGAAAATGGACGTTACTGTTTCACCCGCGCGGCCAACACGGAAGCCGCGTGGCACGGCCTTGGCGGAGAAACTCCAGCGGATGCACCGATTGAAGTTTGGATGCAAAACAGTGGAATGGACTTTGAAATTCTCAAAAAAACGTCGGAATTTACTATGAGTGATGGATCGCGAATTGTTGCAAAGAAAAAAAACAGTCGTGGTGAAATGGTCGACGAATTTTCCGGACTGATTCATTCTCGGTCGGGAAAAGTTTTAGATCAGGTTGGTGCCAACTATATCGTCCACCAACCGCGAGAAATTGCTGAGACATTTCGCCGGTTGTGCCAAACCAATGGATTCACTATGGACACTATGGGAGTATTGGACGGTGGCCGCAGATACTGGGGCCTAGCATCAAATGAAATGTACGGCAAAATGAGCGGTAACCCTCAAGACATCATCAAGCCCTATCTTTTGCTAGCTAGTGGTTGTGGTATGGCAACGACCGGCCAGTTAACTACTGTTCGCGTAGTATGCCAAAACACCTTGCATATTTCTCTGGGCGATACCGCCAGCCAATTTAAACAACGCCATACCAGTGTATATAATGAGGCCGCAATGGCACGGGGGCTAGGACTTGAGGAAGCCTTCGACTTTCACATGAACACTCTTGAGAGATTGGCCGGTGAAAAAATCGGAACCGAAGAAAGTGTTTCCCTCATTTTGGATCTTTTTGCGGGTAAAGAGAATCGCAAAAAATACGGCGACGATCTGCAAAACTATCCGACTAAAACTATTAACACGGTTAAAAAGATCGCGGAATTGTTTAACGGCGACGCGCGTGGGACTTTCGAAAACCAACGCGGGACTAAAATTCAAATGTTGAACGCGATCACTGAATTTGTTGATCACCATCAAACGCGCAAGGGTGCGGCCGGATTGGCTAGAAAAAGTAATACAACTAATGCGATCTGGTTTGGCTCCGGCGCAAAAACAAAGGAAAAAGCTTTTGAAAGGTTAGCATTAGCCGCGTAAAAAAAATGAACCTCTAGCGCTAGAAAGCGCGTTTTTTTGGGCCGCATTGCGGCCCTTTTTTTTGCTTGTTGTAAATAACATCTAAAATATGCGACAATTCTCACAACCAAAAAATTGGAGATCTTTTTAATGAATCGTAGTAGCTATGTTTTTTTTCGCGGAAAAAGTAGGATCGACGGCGATCCGATTGTTGGCATAATCACCGGTTTAGCTAATCCTAGCCGAAATATGAAAACCGGAGAAATGTATCAAGTTTATATTTTCGTAGATAACGGCCGGCACCCGCTCGACAATGTAAAGAGCGGCGCTGATTTTTCAATATGCGGCGACTGTAGTCGTCGGCCCTATCTCATTGAAACTGGTCGGTCCGATCTTGATTTCCCGTGCTATCTTTTAAAAGAAATGGGCCGTGCGGTGGGCACCGTTTGGACTTCTTATGACGCCGGAAATATTGCCGCCATCGAAATGCCAAAACTTTTGAGCGCGATCCGTTACTTTGAGCGGCCCTTGCGGTTGACTACTTATGGCGATCCCACGGCGATCCCCTTAGAAGTTTGGGAACCAATGATCAACGCCGCCGCTGGGCATACCGGATATAGCCAATTCTGGAATCGTCCGGAAAATTCAGATTATAAGCGCTTTTTTCAAGCTTCTGTCTTTACAGCTAAACAACAAATGGTCGCCGCCGCGCTGGGGTGGAACACTTTTCGATCCGACGATAGCGCAACCGATCAAGATCTCGCCGGCCGTGAAAGTCGACGCCGTTTTATTATGAAAAAAGAAAAGCTTTGTCCTAATCCTATCAGTAAGATCAATAATCCGGATCGCCGACCTATAACTTGTGCCAAGTGCTTATTATGCGCCGGAACGTCAAAAGGCCGCGATCTGCTAGTGGCCAGCCACTAAAACGGGCCGCCGCCGCTCCAAGGGTCGCAATGCGGCCCTTTTTTTTGCAATGAATATGAGATTATGAGAGAATTTTTTTTTAACCAAAAAAAATGGAGATTACATAAATGGAATATTGGACTTGCGAATTTCAGAATGAAGAAATAAGGATCGAGTGGAACGGTTCTTCTACAGTTAATTTTCAATCTAAAAACAATTCGACCAAAACGTGGGCTGATTATGATTGCTTCACTCATTACGGCCTAAAAAATAGCGACGATGCCCTAATGTATGCGTTAAACGTTTTGAGCAATCAATTGCAAAGAGAAGATCTTTCTAGGGAAATACCTTTTTTGAGTTGCACGGGAGACCAGCACCGCACAATTGAGCAAGCTGTGAATGGTTATCCAATGAAAGAAAAGGAACTGATTTTCACCTCGGTGGTGGATGATGTTAGACATTTGTTAGACAACTATGAACGCGTCGAGGATGAAGCCGACTTTTTTTTAACGTGCACGGATAAGGAACATTCTTTCCTTATGTCGGCCCTATCGCGTGCAAACGGTATGATCACTAAGAATTATCGAGTTAGTTTGGGATTGATAGATTTAATCGACGATTTCCAGCCCATAGAGGAACCACAGATCAACGTGGTTAATCACTATCAATCGGACACTGTTTTAACTTAAAACATCGTCCTTTAACGGGGGGCCGCACTGCGGCCCTTTTTTTTGAGTAAATCATGCGCGGCCAAGGCCCGCGGGTCGTGCTCCAAACGTACGGATCCAGCTACCCTAATTACGGGCCAGCCACCAGCGAACCGGCGCCCAGCGAACCGGCGCCCAGCAAAGCAGCGCCCAGCTCCCAGCG